AATCCCCTTCCGCTGGATCTGATACTTCCCGTCACCGTAGTCATCGAACCGACGGCAAGCGCTCCAGCGTTCAACCAGGCTCTCATCGTCGGCCCGAGCGCGGTGATTCCGTCAGTGGGAGCCAACTCCAGGACGCGGCTTTACGAGTCGCTGATCGACATGTTGGCCGGCGGGTTCACCACGTCGATGCCGGAATACAAGGCCGCCGGGCTGTACTTTGGCGCTGGCGCAACATACCTCTGGGCCGGCCGCCAGGATCTGACGGCAATCGCCGCGGTAGCCATAGGGACCGGCTCTCCGGTCAATTACGTGGCTGGCGACATCGTGACCGTCACACAGGGCGGCGCACAGGCCGGCCAGGTGCTGATCGTGACCGTGAATGGCGGTGGGACGCCGACGGCAGTTTCCATCATCCCTGGCTCGCAGGGGACTGGCTACAGCGTTGCGAATAACCTGCCAACCACCGGCGGAAGCGGGACCGGCGGCTTGACCATCAACATCACCGCCATCGGAGAAACACCGCTCCAGGCCGTCACCGCCTGCCGGGCCAATCCGCAGTGGTACGCCTGCCACTTCGCAGGGACGGCAGCAGACAGCGATCAGATGGCAATCGCCAGCTACATCGAGTCAGTCAAGCCCAAGTCGCGGTACTTCGCCACGACCACCGGATTCACTGGCGACGTTGGATCTCCGATGATCAGCTTGGCCGCCGCGATGCAGGTTGCTGCGTTCACTCGGACGTTCCTGGCATACTCGACCACGCAGTCCGGCGCCTATCCTTCGAACATCTACGCCGCCGCCTATGCGATGGGGCAGATGATGGCGCTGAATACGGGCTTGCCGGGTTCGTACTTCAACCTGATGTACAAGAACGTGGCCGCTCCGGGCGGAGGCGTCACGCCAGCCGGGGTCGCGCCGGAGCCGCTCTCACTCACGCAGGTTGCGGCATACTGCGGGCTGCCGGATCGTTCGGCCGTCGGGCTCAACCTCAACTGCGTGCTCCAGTGGCAGAACGGGGGCATCTGGTGGAACTACGGCGTGTCCCCATCGGGCATGTTCGTGGACATCCTCCTGTTCCTGGATATGCTCTCTGCCGCCATCCAGCAGAACGGCCTGTCGCTGCTCCAGTCGCTGCCTTCCATCCCCATCACCAATGCGGGGTGCACCTCGATGCAGAACGCCGTCTCGCAGGCGTGCGTGGACTCGCAAAACATCGGGTTCATCGCCCCGTCTGGAACTTGGCTGGGGCCGCAACTCGGAGCGCCGCCCAAGACGCTGGCGCTCAATGCGCCAATGCCGAAAGGCTACTGGGTGTACCAGCAGCCTGTTTCCACGTGGCCGCAGGCACGGCGCGCAAACCGCGTGATGCCGCCGATCACTGTGGCGCTGATTCTGGCCCAGGCGGGACAGTCGTTGGCTGTGACCGTGTACGTCCAGCAGTAGGACAGAGGAGATCAATATGTTTCCAGCAAGCAAAATTCTACCGACGTACTCTGGAAAAGCGATCAATTTCACCTTATTTCATCCCCTCGTCGGGACCATCGTGGCCGCCGGTGTCGCCGCCCGCGGCGTACGATCCTACAGCGTCCGCATGGCTGTTGACCATGCCCGCTTCGAAGCGGGTATCGACGGGGCCATCGCACCATCGATCATCCCCGGCGAGCAGGGAGAAGTCGAAATCACGATGTTCCAGTCCAGCACGCTCCATCGAGAGCTTCAGAACTGGTACAACACCGTCAAAGCCGCCGCAGACGCCGGAGACGCATCGCAGTGGTTCGGCGCTACTGTCGTGATCGTCGTAATATCCGACGGGACCGTCTACACCGGTACCGGAGTAGGCCCATCCAAGCAGCCAGACAAGTCGTTCACCGAGCAGGCGCAAGGGTGGACGTGGCGGCTCATGGCGTGTGACCTCCAGGCAGAGTAGTCCCAGATCGAACAGGCGGCAGGTACCGGCGCGGGCCTGCCGCCGCCAGTTCAAGTGAGGTGCTCCAGTGAACGCGAACGAAGATAGTTCCAAGAAGACGAAAGACGTTGAGATCGGAGGCAGGCGGTTCCGCATCGGGATCGTCCCTGCCGCCATCGGCAACTGGCACGCCATGCAGGTCGTCTCCGGACGCGCCCTGCGCGATAAGGACGTGTGGGAACAAGTCCAGGACTTACTCCTGTCCTACTGCTGGATCTATAAGCAAACGCATGCCGGCGAAGTGCCGATCCGCTTCTATAACGGTGAGCGACGCGATGAAACCGGGGAGAAAGCGCCTTGGCTTGAGCCCGACCTCGCGATTGAATCCGATGTCAGCCTCTTCAACAAGCTCACCATGGAGGCGTCGGATTTCAACTTCGACCCTACGCTAGAGCGCGTCAAGGCGGAGATCGCGGTGACGAAGAAGGATCTGGAGGAGAAGGCGAAATTGGCTTCGACCCAGTCCCATTCCCCGAAGGTCTAGACGCGTTCCTCTACCGCCCCGTCATCATGGGTTACTGGCGCCAGCATGAGCTATTCGACGGAACCTATGACCTCCACGACCTCGCCCACATTTCCATGATTATCGACGTGACAGAGGAGAACCGTAGGCGCGCGCGCGCCGCGCAACAGGAACAACAGGAGCGCCGGTAAACTACCCCATGGCTGAAGCCAGGGGCTTTTAGCTGGCACTATGCGCAGAAACGCACAATCCGCTAAGTCGCAGGTTATGGACCCGCTCACCGCGTTTACATGGCGGTCTGCCAGAGATTACCCTGGCAGCGTTGGTATCCGCGTGTTCGGCGTGTCCGCACGCTCTACACCGGAATGTCGATTGGTTGGGTCGGTTGCGCTTGTCAGTGTGCCCGCAAGCGGAGCACTCCCGGCTCGTATTGCGCGGGTCCACGGTGAAAAGTGGAACACCCGCAAGCGCCGCCTTGTACTCCAGGAAAGCCCGAAGCTGTGCAAACGCCCAACTATGCAGAACTGCTCGCTGCTTGCGCCCGGCCTTGACCCGTTCGAGAATGCCGCCAAGGTCTTCAATGGCGATGCCTCGACCGGAGCGTTTAGCTTCGGCAACGATCTGCTTAGAAATGCAATGGTTTGTGTGGCTGGCGAAGTTCCGCTCACGCCCGGAGAGTTTCTTCAGCCGACGCTTTGCGGCGCGGGTCTGTTTCCGTTGAAGTTTCGAGCGCAAGCGGCGCTGGCGATGGCGAACCGACTTCACCTGGCTTCCGCTGTACTGCTTACCGTCCGAATCGCTGGCAATATTGGCAATGCCAAGGTCCACGCCAAGGAAATCAGTCACGTCGGACGGGTCTGGTTCTTCCACATTGCAGGTTGCCGCAAGGTAGAAATTCCCATTCTGAAACAGGAGATCCGACTCCCCCTGCCGGGAGCGCAGCAACGCCAGTTGGCTCGCGCCGCTAACGAAGGGGATTTTCAGCCGTCCGCTGGTGGTCCAGATGTTGACCAGTTGCTTGTCGATGTGCCACTTCAAAATACGGTCATCAAAGCTGATAGCCCCGGTTGGGCGGAATGTGCGCTTCGTTTTCTTGTCCAACTTGTAGGCATCAGCCACCTTGGAAATGCACCTGATGACGACCTGTGCCGCCAAGCCGAACTCCTTTTTAACGGGATGGTACGCGAATTTTTGGATGGCAAATGCTTGGAATGTCTTATTGGCCCAAGCGAGATTACTGATCCAATTACAGGCGGCGTTGGCCCTTGCCATCGTCTCCTGAAGGGCGGCATAGGGGATCTGGTTTGTTACCAGTTTTACCTTGGCCGTCAGTTTCATAAGCACAGTATAGCACGAAACCTTCCCAATAAGAAAGGAGAAGCGGGAGCGGGCGGCTCGAAGCCGCCGCGCTATCCATCCCCATGGCTGAAGCCAGGGGCTTCCCGCGCAATCCGGTGAATTATCTTCAGGAGTACTTGGTCAGGATCGGCACGGATGTCGATACCCCCGCGTTCGAGAAACTCAACGGCGTTCTCCGCGATGCCGACATGGCGGTGAATCGGTTCGCTACGGGCGCACTAAAGCACATCCTGGAGGCACAGGTTGGTATCGTCGGCGCGTTTGTGAGCATGTCCGGCGTGGTGGTTGGCTTGGTGGATAAAGTGGCGATGGCCGATCTGGGCTATCAAAAAATGTCCATAAAAATGATGATGAGCGCACAGTCGGTGCGTTCCCTGGACATCGTCACCAAGGCGCTGGGCGCTTCGCTGGAAGAGATCTGGTGGACTCCGGAGTTGCGCGAGCGGGCCGGCGACCTGATGGGGTTCATCGGGAAGCTGAACCAGGGGCTTGGGGCCGACTTCGAACCGACCATGAAGCGTGTACGCGACATGCGGCAGGAGTTCACAAAATTCAAAGTTGGATTGCAATTTCTGGGGATGGACTTCGCTGCGGACGTTTTTAAGAAGATGTTCCCCAACGATGACGCCATGACCAAGATGAAGGGGATGGTTGGCGCTTTCGCGGATCGCATCCCAGAAATAGCCGATAAGCTGGCGACCTATGCCGTTCCGATCCTGAAGGATACCTGGTCCATCATGAAAGGGATCGGGGAGGCAGTCAAGACTGGCGCGCTGGCATTCACGAATCTCATTGGCGTGTTTAGCGGAGACAATTCCATTGAAGGGGCGGCCTTCAGCTTCGACAAGATGGCCAAGGGAATCGAACACGTTGTCGGGTGGATGAAGACTCTGGTCGATTGGATCACCAGGGCCGAGAGTATGTTAGCGCATTTCGCTGCCGGCATGTCGCTGGTGTTGGCTGGGAACTGGAAGGGCGCTGGGGCCGAGTTTATGTCCGGCATGGCGCAGGTCGGCTACGGCCCCGGCGCAATCATCGGTGGGACGATTGGCATGGCGGTGGGGGGGCCGGTGGGAGCAGCCGAAGGTGCTGCGATTGGCGTGGGGATAGGCGGAACCGCAAAGGCGGCGCAGAACCCATCCGGCATCATGGCCGGACTGAAAGATTTCTTTGGGCTCAAGGAACTGTCTACCGGGGGTGTCGTCGGTGTAACACTGGGCGGGATATTGGGCGGCCCCCTGGGTGCCGCCGTCGGATTGGCGGCAGGCGTTGCCATGACGCACTGGTTTGAGGACCACAGAGGACTTGCTCTCGGTTCAGTCAGCACCGCTCCAACCGCCCCAACTGGTAGCCCGACATCTTCACTGACTTCACGCCTATTCGGCGCCATCGGCGGGTTCGAGGCTGGCAACGATCCGAACGCTCTGAGCATCCGCAATAACAACGCCGGGAACTTGATGGATCACGGTGTGCTCCGCAAGTTCTCTACCAAGGAAGAAGGCGACCAGGCCGCGCTGGATCAGATCGACAGATTCATCAATCGCGGGCTTACGCTCAACGAGTTAATTGCAAAATGGGCGCCAGCCGACGATGGGAAAACTCCGGCGCTGAAAGGGAATAATCCGGTAGCGTACGCAGCAAGAGTGGCGAGGCAGTTGGGTGGCATCGATCCGAACGTGCCGCTCAAGCAGATCCAAAACCCGACGCTTCCGCAGATGGGCGCCAGCCTGCGCGGGGGTGGCTCCAAGATGGAAATCAACGGCATGAGCATCTACGTCATGCAACCGAATGCGACGGCGGCCGAGATTGGGCAGGCAGTGGCAGCCAAGGTCAGCTTGGAGTTTGATCGCAGGAACCAGCTCGGGATGCCAGCGGTAGCAGGGGCGTGGGGCTAGGAAATGGGCGCTGTAGTCAATTACGGTTGGCCTGTTGGCTCGCAGGCTGGCGGCAAGCCATCGGGGCTAGGACCGAGTGGTTGGCGTCCACCGCAGTGGACCAAGCCGCCGATGTTCTCGCTGGTGGCAACCAACCCAACAACCAACGCCTTAACCCAATACGTTTTCGACAATATCCCGCGCGTGCTGCATGAGCAGTCCGGCGTCGTCACGCTGAACCCGGTCCAGGACGGCGCTCCGATAGGCGATCATTTCTACGTCATTCCGGCACGTTTGACCGTCGAGATCCTGATGAGTGACTCGATGCAGTCCTACACCTTCGGGCAGTTCTCCGATGGTGTGGCACGCAGCGTGTCGTGCTGGCAGACGCTGAAGGCGCTTCAGGCGGCCAAGGCGTTCATCACCATCTCCAGTCGGCTCGATACGTACGACAACATGCTCATCACGGACCGCCGCGGTGAAGAGACGGTTGACACAGCACACGCCGGCCGCTTCACCGTCACGTTCACGCAGGTGATTCTGGCGACGGTGACGCTGACGAACGCACCAACCACTGATTCGACCAGGCCACAGGCGACGGCGCAGACACAGGCGGGACAGGTCCAACCGCAGGTTATTCCATCTACTATACAAACAGCGTATAAACCATCGAAGCCAGGAGAAACACCAAGCACGATTCCAAACACCGGCGTGGTTTTTACTGTGAATTCTAGAGCTGCAAATGTCCCCGGTGCCGGGCAGTACAGTAGCACGCCATATACACCATATCGGCTTTCCGGACCAGGCGAAACGCCAAATACGATCCCATGAGCACGCTGATCCAAAACGAATGGCTCGTCAATTTCCCTTCTGGCGCGAATAAACCTCACGCCACCATCGACGAAGGTGGAATGTTGTGGGTGGGGACCGAAAGCTCGCCAGCGACACTGACGCGCATCGACCCAGCCAACCCGACGGCCGCGCAGACGCTTACGTTCCCATCGGACGGTCAGCACAATTGGATCATCGACATTCTGTACGTTCCAGCCAAAGGAAAGATTTACGCGCTGTTCGTGAATAGCCTATCGGGCGACCGCACGGTAGTCAGCGAGATCGACCCTTCCACCTTCCCTTCGCCATCGTGCGCCGTTGACGTTATCAACGACTCATCCACCGGGCACGCCTGCGCCCAGGGCTCATTCTGCGTCGATTCCACGTACATGTACATCTCGACCGGCATCTTCTCCGCGAATGCCGTGTTGCTCAAGTACAATCTGGCGAACTGGATTTTCATCGCACCGCTTACACTCAGCTTCAACCCAGGCAGTGGAACGAAGTACCTTCAGATCGGGCATAACTGCCGCTACGACGGCACGAACATCTTTGTATCGAGCGCCAATTCCGATCTCACCACATACCTTGCGTTCGTGAGGGTCGATCCGGGCTCCTTCACTGTGGTAGATGGGGCATCGCTCACTGTCGGCGCCGATACGACGCTCACGGACGACTCTGCCTTCACCGCAGCCTATGTCTGGTACGGCTCGGAGACGACAGGCAATATCGTCCGTGTTCTGAAAACCAATTTGTCATCGCAGACACGCATCCTAACGGTCGTTGGGCCGCCGAATTGGGGAGTTTGGAACGACGGCACTTTTCTTTGGTCCATCTACGGCACGACTCCAGGAACTGCCGTTCGGGTCGATCCAAACACGCTCGCACTGGCGACGTTCACCTTTCCCTCCGGCTTGGGACAGAACTCTTCGAACGAGGTTCTCAGCGATGGGACGTACCTGTTCTTTACTGGATTCACTATCCCTGGGTGGGCGAGCGCTGCCAGCCTGGCGCTCATGGACGGGATCATCGCGACTCCAGTATTCTCGCCAGCCCCAGCGGGATTCCCTGGACCGCTGTTTGTTACGATCACATCGACGCCGGGCGCCACAATCCGGTATACGCTCGACGGCTCAACGCCCAGCGAGAGCAATGGGACGGTTTACAGCAGCCCGGTGGCCATCAGCACCGACAGCACATTGCGTGCGATTGCATATTACGCCGGGTCGGACAGCACCATCGCCTCCGGTGTCTATACCATCATCCAACTCTCCGGCCAATACCAGGAGCAGCAGCGTGGCATCGGGACATCCACCATCGTCCCCCTCACCACGGCGCCGAACCAGTCGATGACCGTCAACCTGCCGATCAATGGCGGGACGCTGACGTTGAACCTGGACATCCGCTACAACGAGAATGGGCTGAACGGGAACTTCTGGAGCATGGATATTGCGGATCAGTACGGCAATCCGCTGGTGTCCTCCGTGCCGCTCGTGACGGGGACGTGGCCGGGCGGAAACATCCTGGCTCCTTGGGACTATCTTTTCATCGGCAGTGCCACCGTACTGAATATTTCCGGCGGTAGTCTCGACATTCCAGATTCGGCTACGCTGGGAACGAGTTTTGTGTTGTGCTGGGCTCCGAATTAGGCTTCACGGTTTTTCGGTTTAGGCATGACTAGCCTTCCATCGGGCGGCAAAGTTAAGCGTGCGCCTTCATTGCGCCCTTCGTTTATGGTTGCGCTCAACTCCTTCTCGGAGATGTGGTGATTGAGGTATTGGTGTACAGCACTAAGCCAGACATTGCGATTGGAAACGCCCGTCTCTGCCGCCAAAGCCCGAATCTTCTTCCAGAGTTCGATTGGGGTTTCAACGGTACAGGCCACGGTTTGTTGGTTGGACCTCATAGCTATAAATTGTACGCAAGTACGCACCGCTTGTCAATACTATGCCTCCCGCAACAGAACTTTTTGGCCGTGCATGGCAAATCACCATCGACACACCAGCAAACGATAGCGGCCCCGGCGTGCGCTACATCATCAAGTCGAACTTCAACACCAACCCGCTCCAGACGCAGAGCGAGCCGCTGCGCATCGAGTTCAACGTGCGGCAACTGATGATGCTGGCGTATTGGGACGCCGACGTTACGATCTATAATCTGCGCCCCTCGATGATCTCGACATCGCAGGGCCAGACGCTCAGCGCAAATCAGCAAATCTCTTCCGGTGATGTGGTGACAATCAGCGCAGGCTACCAGGATCAGTCCGGCCAGTTCAACGCTGAGGGGAATGTCATCTTCTCTGGCGTAGTCTTTCATCCGGTCTGGACGCGCATCGGCGTGGTGGATTGGGTCTTGAAGCTGCGATGCCTCTGCGGCTTGATGGAGGACTCGCTGAACTTGGTGAGTTTCAGCCTGCCGGCCGGGGCGACGTATTATTCGTCGATGCAGCAGATAGGGAAAAAGGCGGGGATGGTCATCAACGCCGATTCCGATGCGATTGACCTCATGAGTGGGAAGTCGTTCCCGCGGCCAGTACCGATCCATTCGAAGCCGTTCGACGCGTTCCGCGAGTTGATGCAGCAGACGACCCTGTTCGCGTGGCTCCAACCGGCGGCGCCGGGGGCTGGCAATAAGCCCACTATGAACGTGCAGAGCTTTCGGACGCAACCAGAGCAACCGGACTTCACCTATGGGACGCCGAATATACCGCGGAATGTGACCGCCGGGATGTTCAACTACAAGCCAAGTTTGCTCGACGTTCCGCAGCAGATCGCGCTGCCGGCCGAGACGGGGATGGGCGTAACGATGATGGGCGCGACCTTCCGTGTGTTGATGGACTCTTCGTTGCGGATTGGCAAGGTCGTGCAGCTTGCGAAGGGCACTGTGGTCAACCCACTCCAGTTCACGCCATTCCAAGACTATCCGCCCATTGCCGCGCGCGATGCCATGTACGCCATAGCGGGGCTTCGGTATTATGGCGACTCGCGCGGCCAAGGTTCGAGCTGGTACACGGAAGTAACTGGCGTCAACTTCAATTTCTTCTCGAATTTCGTTAGGGCGATGAGCCCGCAGTTCAGCACGGCTCCGCAGGGGCCGGCGCAGTAGAACCCAATGCCAGCACCCGACTCTAACTTCGGTCCCAGCTTGGAAGAGCGCCTATCGCCGCAGACGGCTATTCTGCGGCAGCTCTCCACGGCCATTATGCAGAAGGCGCGCGTGGCGTTGCCTGGTGTGGTGAAGGCGTTCAATCCGGGGCCGCCAGCCACCGTGGACGTTGCGATTGCCACCGTCGAATACGTGTTCCAGAACGATATCCCCACTAAGTTGCAGCCGTACACGAACGCTCAGGCGCTTCCACTTCTTCAGCAGATCCCGTTGGCTGCTTATTGTGGAGGCGGCTGGAACCTGACGTTTCCCGTGGCGCCTGGCGACGAGGTGCTGGTCGTATTCAGCGACACCTGCATCGACGCGTGGTTTCAGAATGGGGCGCCGCTCGATCCATCGAACCCGCTGGGGATCAAAACCCAGTGGCCTGTCAGCCCGCGCCGGCACAACCTGGCCGACGGCATCTGCGCCGTCATGCTGCGCTCGGGGCCGCGGGGGCTCCAGGACTTCTCCACCACGGATATGGAGCTTCGCAACGATGCCGGGACCGTGAAGATCAGCCTGAGCCCAAACGGAGACATCTCCATCACGTCTCCAAATGGAACGGTAACAGTGAACGCGCAGAACGCCGACGTGAAGGCGAGTGTCGAAGCGAGCGTGATCGCGCCGACGGTGACGCTCGGGTCTGAAAGCATGGCGCGCGCGTTCCTACTTCACACCCATACGAGCGCAGCGTCCGGCAGCCCAACAGGCCCAGTATTATGACACCAACTCTTGCGCCAACTACGACAGCTCCGCAAATCCTGACCCGCAACTTGGATCAAAACGGAGATCCACTTCGCGGCCACGGCTTGCAGAATTTCGCGGTGGACATCGAGGCTCTCGGAATTATCCTGGCAGAGCGGATGCAATTCTACCAGGGCGACTGGTGGTTGGCGCTCAGCGAGGGCATCCCGCTGTTCCAGCAGATCCTGGGGGTTCCGAACACCAATCAGGGCGTAGCGATGATCCTGCGCAAGCAGATTCTCTCAACGATTGGCGTGACGGGGATCTCCGCCATGAGCGTGCAGTACAACGGAACGTCGCGGGCCTATACGTTTCAAGCTGTCGTGCAAACGGTGTTCGGGGATATCGCTCTGGCAAATGCGCAGCAAGGGCCGGGGACATTGGATTCCGGCTTGACGTGGGCGCAACTCGGCGGGATTCGGTGGTCTGTGTACTCTGGCGTCCTCTGGCAGTAAGGAAATCAAATATGCAAAGCAAATCTGTGTTCATCGGCGCGTTGCTCATTGCTGCGTGCTCTCCTGTGATGATGACCGGACATCACGGCGATCACTGGCGGAGCCTGTACGCCATAGAACTGACATGCAGCGCTTAACCATCATCGGGACGAAATAAGGAACATCCATGGCTTATGCAGCGCCTAGCGTCGGAAGCAGCGGCCTGACGATCCCTACTTTTAACGATTTCCTCCAATATCTCGTCGCGCAGTACCAAGCGATCTACGGCGCCGCTGCGGTCCTTGACAGCTCAAGCCCCGATTATCAAGATATAGCCATCCGTGCCCTCCAAGCCAACGACGCTGCTCAGTGCCTTCAGGCCGTCTACACTGGCTTCAATCCGCAGCTCGCGATTGGCGCTGGCCTTGACCTGTGCGGTCGCATCATCGGCCCTGCGCGCAAGGCAGCGTCATTCTCCACCGCGCTGCTCACGTTGACCGGAACGCCAGGGACAGTGGTGCTCAACGGGGCCGTCCGAGACGTGAACGGGAACTTCTGGAACGTGGCATCCCCAGCAACCATCGGGTCCGGCGGCAGCGTGACGGTCATCGCGACCGCGCAACAGACGGGAAATATCACGGCGAACCCAGGCGACATCAACCAGATCGTCACGCCCACTTCTGGGTGGACTTCGGTGACGAATGGATCTGCCGCTGCGCCGGGTGCTGCGATTGAGCCCGACTCGGTGTACCGTGCCCGCCTGCTCATCTCCCAGGCACAGCCATCAATCACGCTGCGCGCCGGGACTGAGGCCGCCATCTCCGATCTGATCGGCGTGCTGCGCAGCGTCGTGTACGAGAACCAGTACGGATACACCACCAGCTACGGGATCTGCAATACGGCCAATTCTGACGGCGGATCA